ATAGGTTCTTTTGCAAATTTATTATCTCCGATTTTACAGAGTGTTGAACGACAAAATAAAATGAAATTTAAAGAAAAAATGGACCCATACGTTCAACAAGTTCAGCAATTAACACAAGAAACTTTTCCAAATATAGATTTTAATATGTTAAACGGTTTTGGTGGTGGTCCTAAACTTGGTGGAGGTTTATTATTTCCTCCCGGTGGTATGCCTTCAGGATCTCTTACTGGAGATCAAAATCAATTTCAGGATTTAAATACTGCACTCCCTGCAGAACAATCAGGGTCCATTAACACTTCTCCTTTTGCTAATTCCCTTTTAAATCAGGGTTTAGGGTCTTTATTTAAATAAATTAATGATTGCAAAAAGTATGGATAAATTAGAGAAAAAAACAGGGGTTGTGGTTAAAAAAGAACAAAATGAATTTGAACTTGGTTTGCGGTTTCTTGGTAACGAATTAATCGCAATTAAATTATCTGCAACAAATTTTAGTGGCAAACTTATAGTTTGGAGCGTTCTATTATTATTGTTTAGCTTTATGATATTAGAGGTATTTGGGTTAAACGCTATGTTAGGCTACGGGGTACAATAATTACACATTCATAAGGGAGGTTTGAATGTCAAATATTTATACGCCGAAGGAACAAGAAGAAATTTTTGCTCCGTTTAGTCCTGTTATTGGATATAAAAAATTATCAAATATTTTTGTAGATAGAATGAATGCGTTGATGACCGAATCACTTGAGGATTGGTCAGAAAACCTTGTTGGTAAGGTTAAACAAGAATTACGATTTACAGATGAAATTAATAAACTTTGGGGTTCTGAAACAGGAGAATTTTTGTTACGTTATCAGAACCACGCGGAACTTTACTGTTCTATGGGTAAAAACAGTTTGCAGTTTGATCAATATAATTATGGTGTAGAGGTCACAAGTGGTTGGTTTGTTCGACAGTTTGAAAACGAATACAACCCTATCCATGTTCATTTAGGGTCTTCTTTATCTTGTGTTGGATATTTAAAATTACCAGAAGGTATAGAGCAAGAATGGGAAGAGGATTACCAAGATCATCATCCTAGTCACGGTCACATTCAATTTGTTCATGGAACAGCTGCCACACACACAGGATCAAACTTTCTTGTAAAACCACAAGTTGGAGACTTTTATGTTTTTCCTGCTCATTTATATCATTGTGTGTATCCGTTTAAAACTTCTGGCGAAAGACGTTCTTTTAGTGTAAACTTTACGATAGCAGCTTCATCTAAGGAAAGTAAATGAGTTTAGTATCGTCACTAATAGGTCCAGTAACAGGCATTCTTGATAAGGTTATAGAAGACAAAGATCAAAAAGCCAAACTAGCCCACGAATTAGCTACGATGGCTGATAAATTATCCCATGAACAACAACTGGCACAAATCGAAGTTAATAAGGCAGAGGCTGCTTCAGGAAGCCTTTTTAAAGGTGGTTGGCGTCCTTGCGTTGGTTGGGTCTGTGCTATTGCTTTTTTCTATCACTTTGTTGGTCAGCCTGTTATTATTTTTATTTTAACTGTAGCGGGAGTTGAAATACCAAATTTACCAAATTTTGAGATGAACACCCTCCTAACTGTTTTGGGCGGAATGTTGGGCATTGGCGGCTTGCGCAGCTATGAGAAACAGAAAGGTTTAACGAAATGAAAAAAGAATTTCCGCGTGGGTTGAGTTACTTTAAAAAAGGGGGACCGGCTTCAAAAAAATCAAAAGGCAGTAAAATTTGTCCAAAAGGAAAAGCTTGGGCGCAGAGAACTTTTGATACTTACCCTAGTGCTTATGCTAATATGGCTGCATCTAAATATTGTAAAGATCCCAACTATGCAAAGGGAGCAAAAGGAAAATCAACAAGGAAAGCCTAATGGTAACGCAAAAAAATAAAACAAAAATAAAAAAAGTTATAAAAGGATTAACAAAAGCATCAAAAACACACGCCACACAGGCTAGAACGTTAAAAGATGTTGTTAAAAAAGGTAAACAAAGGAAAGCGTAATGGGTGCGTTAAAAGACTGGGTTAAGCAAGATTGGGTTCGGATTGGCACAGATGGAAAGATTAAAGGCAAATGTGGTACTTCAAAAGATAAGAAGAACCCAGATCGTTGTTTGCCTCGCAGTAAAGCTAATAGTCTTTCACAGTCTGAGCGCGCAGCTACCGCTAAAAAGAAAAAGAAAGAGGGTGGCAAGGGCAAAACTGTTGTAAAGAATACAAAAGAAGCAACTGTAAAATTTGCGCGAAATGGCGGAGAAATGAAAAAAGGGTCAAGAACTATTGCAAAAGGTTGCGGTAGAGTTATGGATAAACGCAGAAAACAAACATTATACACTTAGGAGGTAGCATGGCAGGTTTAGAAATGATACAGGTTGGAACGGATATGAAAAATAATCCTGTTTACAACGTTAAGAACAAGGGGGGTGGTCTTCTTTCAACAACAATTTATACAGTAGAGGAAGCACAAGCACTTATTGATGGTGCAGTAACAACCATTGCGCCTGTGGAGATTGTGGTAGAGCCCGCTGTTGTTCCAGATTATGAGAACATGACTAAGTTGGAGTTGGAGTCTATGATGCGTTTGCATGACATAGAGCTTGACCGTCGTAAAAGTAAAAAAGAGTTGTTATTGCAAGTAAGAAAGCATTTTAATAAATAAAATTGAAAAAGATGTATGTTTTGTTTGCGGAAATGAGATCAAGGTATATTGGGTATATACCACCGTGCAAAAATGGAGACAAGTAAAAGAAATATGTCTTTTGTGTTTAAAGAAAGAAAAAGATGAAAGAAAACTTTCAAAAATGCCTTGAACTTATTTTACACCATGAGGGCGGATGGGTAAACCATCCGCGTGACCCCGGTGGTGAAACTAACCTTGGAGTAACCAAAAGAGTTTATGAGGAATGGGGTGGCACTAAGGACATGAAGGAGCTTACAAAAGAAGATGTTGCTCCCATATATGAAAAAAATTATTGGCTTAGAGCAAAATGCGATCAACTCCCATCTGGATTGGATTTAG